TTGGGAAATTTAAAAAAATTTTTAAGGGAAGCTAATGCCAGCAGGACGACCGACTAAACCAGCAGAGATAAAGCGATTGACTGGCAATCCCGGCAAGCGCGCCCTGCCCGAGCAATCGGCAATAATGCTTATTCCGCAGGCAAGCCAAACTCCAGAACCCGCACGTCCACTTCTCAAATACGGGCAGGAGCTTTGGGACAGGGTTTGGGAATCCGGCATAAATTGGATAAGCCCTAACACCGACCTAGAAATTCTTCTTATGACCTGCGAGCTAATCGACGAACGGTGGAACCTGCGCGTCCGAGTGATGACCGACAACAACCCGAAAGACCGCCGGGGACTCCGTGAGCTAGACAAGCAAATCGTTTCTAACTTGGGGCTTCTTGGGTTCACTCCGTCCGACCGCTCCCGCTTAGGCGTTGCCGAAGTAAAGAAAATGAGCAAGCTCGAAGAGCTAATGGCGAAGAAGGCTAACCGTGAGTAGTTGGCCCCCGCTATGGCTAACGCCCGTTCCGCAGAAGGCTATCGAACAAGGCGACGGAGAAATAGTAATTGAATTCTCAGAAGCGTTTGGGACTATCGGTAAGGACGGAATCGCTGGAAAGGTTGGGGACGCACTCAAGCTACGTGACTGGCAGAAAGAACTAATCCGTCACGTCTACGCTCGGGACGAAAGCGGTGGACTTATTGCGAAAACTTGTCTAATCGGGGAACCGAGGAAAAATGGCAAGAGCGCGCTTGCTTCAGTTAGCTTCGGTCTTTATTCCTTACTAGCTGAAGGCGTAGACGGTGGAGAAGTTTATTCAATCGCAGCAGAAAAAGAACAAGCTCGAATCGTATTCGGTGAAGCAAAAAGAATTGTCGAATCTACCGAACTAAGTGAAATGGTAAAGGTTTATCGGGACGCTCTATTCGTTCCAGAAACTAATTCCGTCTATCGAGTCTTATCTGCCGAGAGCTTTTCCAAAGAGGGATACAACCCGCACCGCGTTATCGCCGACGAACTCCACGCGCACAAAGACCGTTCACTCTTTGACGTTATGAGTTTGGCTATGGGAAACCGTGGAAGTATTGCGCAGCTAATCGCAATTACAACAGCTGGAGTAAAAAAAGATATGACTGGAGGCGACTCAATCGCTTACAACTTGTTCCAGTATGGGCAGAAGGTTTCACGCGGGGAAGTTATCGACCCGTCTTTTTTTATGGCTTGGTGGGCCGCACCGGACGAAGCAGACCACCGCGACCCGAAAGTTTGGGAGCAAGCTAACCCGGGCTATGACGACTTAGTAGATTCAGCAGACTTCGAGAGCGCAGTAAGGCGAACACCCGAAGCGGAGTTTAGAACTAAGCGACTAAACCAATGGGTAAGCTCGCAGACCGCTTGGCTACCTGCCGGAACTTGGGACGAACTAAAGACCGAAAGAATCCCTAGCCCGGACGACGAAATCATTCTTGGCTTCGACGGTTCATTCTCGGGGGACTGTACCGTTCTAGTTGCTTGCGTTATCCCAAAGACCGAAGAAGAAAAACCTTTCCTTTGGCTAGTGAAGGAATGGGAGAAAGACCTAACAATCCACGACGACCAATGGCGGGTAGATATCCAAGAAGTCGAGGAAACGATTATGAACTTTATGCGCGACTACCCGAAGACCCGAGAAGTAGCTTGCGACCCGTTCCGCTGGCAACGCTCTATGGAAGTCCTAGCAGACCGGGGAGTTCCAATCGTCGAGTGGCCTTCTACTTCTCCGAAGCGAATGGTTCAAGCCTGCGCTAAGTTCTATGACGCCGTTACGGGTGGAACCGTAGAACACGACGGAAGCCCAGTTCTAGCAAGGCACTTAGATAACGCCGTGACCAAAATAGATAACTTAGGAATCCGTATCGTCAAAGAGAATCGTCATTCACCTAGAAAGATTGACGCAGCGGTAGCCGCCGTTATTGCCTTTGATAGAGCCGTAAGTAGTAGAATGGAAGAAATGGTTCCCGACTTCTTTTTCTAAGGGTGAATAATGGCAACAGTAATTCAAATAATCGGAGCCGCGCTAATCGTTGCGGGTATAGCATTTCTAAACTTTCCCGTTGCGGTAATTGTCGCTGGAGTAGCGACGGTCTTCTTTGGAATTGCTTTGGAGCGTAACTAATGCTGAATAACCTTTTTGAGAAAAGGGCAATAAACTTTCAGACTCTTTGGGGAGCTGGGGACGACCTAGTAGACCTAAACCAGTCCGGAACAATCGTCAATTCAGAAACCGCTTTCAAGATTACGGCGGTATGGTCTGCGGTATCTCTCATCTCGGACACCATTTCAACGCTTCCCCTAGACGCATACATTCGACGCGATGGAGCTAGAGGCCCGTTCCGTCCGAAACCAGCTTGGGTATCTAAGCCCGACTTAGACCAGCAGCCTTCGGCATTCTGGCAGTCGGTTATCGTTTCTCTTCTAATTGACGGCAACGCCTTTATTCGCGTCTTCCGTTCCGGGGGACAGGTTGTAAACCTTGTTCCACTAAACCCGCACAAGGTACAGATAAAGCGCAACGGTATCGGACGCGTTATGTTCGAGGTTCAAGGCGAGAAAAATCTTCTTAGCTCCGAAGACGTTATCTTTATTGCCGACCTAGTTCGCCCGGGCGACATTCGCGGAATGGCTAGAGTCGAAGCTCTAAAAGATAATCTCGGACTATCTATCGCGCTAGAGTCTTACGCCGCTAGGTTCTTTTCTAACAGCGCAACCCCGCAGGGAATTATTGAGTTCCCCGGCAACCTAAATTCCGAGCAGGCAGAAAACCTTCGCCGTGGATTTGACGCAGCGCACCGAGGACTAAAGAAATCACACAAGACCGGAGTTCTTTCCGGCGGTGCTATGTGGAAGGCAACGGGCGTAGACCCAGAACAAAGCCAACTAGAAAACTCTCGCCGCCTAGCAGTCGAAGACGTAGCTAGAGCGTTCAACATTCCAAACCATATGCTAGGCGTTCAAGGTTCGACCGCTTACGCCAGCGTTGAACAAGACTCTATCTTCTTCGTCCAGCACACACTTCGCCCGATTGTGACAAAACTAGAAACAGCATTTAGCGGCCTTCTATCCGAAGTACCCGGGGGAGAGCAAGCATTTCTAAGATTCAACCTTGACGGACTTCTCCGCGGGGATTCCCAAGCCCGCGCGACTTCGTACTCAATCGGACTTCAAGCGGGTTATTACACCGTGAACGATATCCGCCGATTCGAAGACCTAACCCCAATGGGTGACGCAGTAGCAGACCAAGTTAGAGTTCCACTAGCTAACGTGTCTATCGACGATTCGAGAATCTCAACCGAGGATAAGAAAGTTGGAATGGCGCAGAAGCTAGTTCTATCCGGCTACGACCCGAAGGCCGTTCTAGAAGCTCTAGGTCTGCCAGCTATTCCGCACACCGGATTAGCAAGTACGCAACTCCAGCCCGTTAGTCAAATAGACCCGAACAATCCTGAAGGCGTTTACGAGGTCGAGTAATGATTCTCCACAATGTTTTTACCCTTACCGCTGGAACACCTACACAAGTAGTCGGGCCAGCCACACAAAGACAAGTTGCGCATTTTCATAACCTTACAAAGTCAAGCAATCACTACATTTATCTTGGAAGCCAGACAGTAAGCACCGCTAACAGTATTCACCTAGACCCGGGCGAATCAAAAGAAATAACGCTAGAACCCTTAGATACGCTTTGGGCAGTATCCGACCCTTCTGATTTGGAGCTAGGCGTCTTGATAGTTAGGCAGAGCCAATAGTGCCGTATTACATAACCGACCAATCCGCAGACTGCCCTTCAGCTTGGGCCGTTGTTAAAGAAGACGGCGAACTAATTGCTTGCCACGACACTAAAGAATCAGCTATCGACCAAGCTATCGCAATTTCATTAGCCGAGGATACCGAGTTCGTAGGAGAGCGCGCCGCCGTTGGACAGCTACAAGTCGGGGACTGGGTTAGCTGGAACGAAAGAAACCCGAATGTTTTAGCGCAGGTCGTAATGATAGAAGGCGAACTAGCAGGGCTAGAAGTCTACGAATTAGAAGACGAAACCTACCATTCAACTAATCGCCTAATGATTATGAACGTCTTCAAGCTAACAAGAATTCAAATGCCGGAAAGAATCTCCGCAGAAGTTGAAGAAGCTAAAGATGAAGAAGACGAAGGAGAGCAAAATCTTCCGGAGAACTATCGCCCGGCACTTGCTCCAGATGTTCCAGAAGGTCGCGCTTGTGGAAATTGTTTCTTCTTCAACGAAGAGCGACTAAACGAAGACGGCGATAAAGCTTGGTGCGAAAAGTGGGACGCATTCGTAGACGGCGGAAATTACTGTAATGCTTGGGAACCAGCGGAGCAGGAAACCGAAGCCCGGGACGTAAACCTAACGCCGCCCGCTTATATGCGAGCAGCAGCCCGCCGTGGACTTGAATACTACGCCGAAGGATTAGCAGGTGACGGCCTAGTAGATAGAACCGTAAGAGAAGCCCGAGCTATGGCAGAAGGAAACGTCACGGCGGACAAGTGGGTAAGAATTGCCGCTTGGATTGCTAGACACTTAGGCGACCTAGATTCTCCGGACGCAAATCCGTCTTCAGAAAATTATCCAAGCGCGGGAGTTGTCGCGCACCTTCTTTGGGGAAGTGGCCCGAGCAAAGCGTCAGCGCGTAGAGCTATGAACTATGCGGACGGCGTCGTTGCTAGACTAGAGGAAGAAAATCGCGCAAGCATAAGTCAGGAAAGCGAACGAATGGCAAAGATTGAAAAGCGAACTAACGAAGTAAAGTTTGAGCTAAGAGCGGTCGAAGGTGGCGACGGAATGACGTTCACCGGATACGCCGCAGTCTTCAACAGCCCAAGCGAACCACTTCCATTTATTGAAAGAATCGCGCCCGGAGCATTCAAGCGTTCCCTAAAGGCACGCAACGATATCAAGCTTCTATGGAACCACGACACCGGAAGCGTTCTAGGCTCTACCCGGGCCGGAACCCTAAAGCTTGAAGAAGACAACTACGGTCTTCGGGTTACTGCCGTCCTACCAGAAACCACTTTAGGAAAAGACGTTCGCACTTTGGTACAACGTGGCGACGTATCAGCTATGTCGTTTGGATTCTCAGTTCCAGCTAACGGTGATTCTTGGAACACCGAGGGAACCGAAAGAACTCTCCGCTCCGTAAGAATTCACGAAGTTTCAATAGTGGCATTCCCGGCATATCAGCAGACCGCAGGAACAGCAGCCGTTCGTTCATTCGACGGAGTAGCAAAGCGCGCAGAAGTAGACGCAGACCAGTTAGCGGACGCTATGTTGGCTATCGAAGACGGTAAAGACCTATCTCTAGAGCAGTCCGAACTTCTAACTAAAGTAATCCAGCGACTAACTCCACAAGAAGAAGCCGTAGAAGAAGACAACTTAGAAGAGCTAACCGCACTAGAGTTGAAGAAGATGAAGCTCGAACTACTAATGAAGAGGCTATAAATGGCTACTAAAGAACAAATCAAAGACGCAATTCTAAAGGCTTCAGGCCGTCCAGATACGGGTATCGTCCGTGATAACGTAGACACTTGGGCGCAGGCAATTTGGGAACTTGATAATGAAGTTCAAGCCAAAGAAGTTCGCGTCATAGAAGCTAAAGAAACCCGCTAAGGGTCACGTCGGGGTTATCCCCTTTCTCCCGACCGCAACGCTCGCCGTATTCCTTTCCGGCGGGCGTTGCTCTTTACCCGGGTGATTAGAATAGAACTAATGGGTTGAGTCAGCTCCCTATTGCTACCGCTTGAGTTAGCTCGGCGGAATCCAAATAAAAAAATCAAACAAGGAGATTCAACAATGAGCGACTTTCTAAAGTCACAGGTTGAAGCCCGCAACAACCTAATCGAGCAGGCCCGAACAGTAATCGAGTCAGCCGAAGCGGACAAGCGCGGACTAACCGTAGATGACCAGCAGACAATCGAACGTATCGAAACCGAAATTAGCCAGCGTGACGCAGCTATCGACACCGCTAAGAAAATGGAAGAGCGTGAAGCCCGCGCAATCGACGCAGCTCGCAACTCTTTCGTTCCTTCTTCAGAGGTTCGTGGCGACGCAGACATTCTTCGCGCAATCGCTAACGGTGAAGTACGTTCACACACATTCGGAACAGAGAAAAGAACTCTAGTTCCTTCCGACAACACCGTGCCGAAATCTTTCTTCGACGAAGTGTTCTCTATCGCCAGACTTGCCGGCCCAATGCTTAACGTTGCGCAGGTAATCAACACCGCTTCTGGTGAGAACCTAACCATTCCGACTTTGACAGCGCGTTCAACTGCGACTATCAAGGTTGCTGGTTCAGCAATCGCAGACAGCGAACCAACATTCAGCTCTTTGACCTTGGGCGCATACAAGTATTCATTCCTAGTCCCAGTAGCTAATGAGCTATTGACAGACGCAGGTTTTGATATCAGCGCACTAATCGCAGAGCAGGCCGGAAATGCCATTGGTTTCGCAATCAACACCGGACTAACCACCGGAACTGGAACCGTAGAGCCAACAGGTATCTTCACAACCGGAGCTTCTGCGGTTACTGGTGGAACTGGCGTATCAGGCGCACCGACCTACGAAAACCTAGTCGACCTTCTTTACACTTTGGACGGACAGGCTCGCTTGCTTCCGGGTGTTGGTTGGCTAATGAACAAGACTGGTCTTGCGGCAGTTCGCAAAATCAAGGACGGTTCTGGAGCGTTTATCTGGTCAGCCGGAAATATCGCACAGGGTCAGCCAGACCAGCTCTTGGGTTATCCGGTCTTCGAGAACCCGGCCGCATTGTCAGTAGCAGCAAACGCCTTCTCAATCGGTGTTGGACACCTTCCGTCATATAAGGCACGTGTTGCCGGCGGTATTCAGGTTGCTCAGTCCGCAGATTACGCCTTCAACGAGGACGTAACAACCTTCCGTGTTACCGCACGGGTGGACGGAAACCTAACACACGCAAGCCACTTCGTGAAGTTCCGCGGAGGCGCAAGCTAAGCCACAAGCATTAGCTAACAGACTGGAGAGGTCGCCGGACGGTAGGGTTTCGGCGGCCTTTCCTTTTGTCTTTTTTGGGTGATAATGTTTTTCTATGACTCCTACCAAATCTAAAAACCCTGCTAACAAAGAACAGTTCAAGGGGACAGTTTCCCTTTATTCCAATTCACCCGACCAGCCAACGGGTTATGGACAGCAAGCCCGCTACTTAGTAGACCGCCTAAAGCGTCACGGCTTCGACGTCGCAGCTCTTTCAAATTACGGACTCGAAGGAATCAAGCGCGAACTAGATACGCCTTATGGAAAGATTCCACACTTCGCCCGCGGAATGGATATGTATTCCAATGACACCGCGCCCGTAGACCACAAAAACTTTTCATCTCTAAAGCCAAACCAACCTAACGCTATGATTACCCTTTATGACGTTTGGGTTCTTACTAACCCGGCATTCAACGACTTTCCTATTCTTTCTTGGACACCGCTCGACCACCTAACTCTTCCGCCTAGAGTAGAAACCTTTCTAAGAAAAGAAAACGTTACACCCGTTGCTATGGCTCCGCACGGAGTTAGACAAATGAATAACAAGGGAATCGACTGCGTTTATGCTCCACACGGAATCGACACGAAGAAGATAAAACCTACCTTTGAAATCGACGGTCAGACAGTCGAAGAACATATGGGAACTAAGGACAGATACGTTGTTGGAATGGTGGCCGCAAACAAATCTTCGGGCCTAGTTCACAGAAAAAGTTTCTCAGAAAATTTATTAGCCTTCTCTATTTTTCAGAAGAAGCACCCGGACGCTATGTTGTATCTTCACACCGACCCGCTTTCTAAAGGCGTTGGCTGGAATCTTCTTAGCCTTCTTCAGTCGTTGGGAATCGAGAAAGACGACGTAGCCTTTCCAAACCCGGTCAGCTACAAGTATGGAATCCCGCAGGAACATTTGGCGGCTTACTATACGGGAATGGACGTTCTTCTTGCTACTTCTTATGGAGAAGGATTCGGGGTTCCAACTATTGAAGCGCAGGCAGCAGGTACACGCGTTGTCGGTTCTGATTGGGCAGCAACTCCCGACCTAGTTGCCGAAGACGGTTGGCTAGTATCCGGGCAGCCTTCTTGGGATTCAGGGCAGGACGCTTGGTGGCAAATCCCTAACGTGCCTTCAATCGTTGCCGCTCTAGAAGAGGCTTACAAGCTAGGCAAAGGCCGTTCGCAGGTAGCTATCGACTTTGCTTCTGAGTTCGACGTAGAAAAGGTTTGGACTAAGTATTGGCTTCCAATTCTTCGGGATAAATTCGCCTAATGATTCCCGTTTTAGGATTCGCCGTTTACAGTCAGTTCCACAAGGCGGATAGATTACTAGCTTCGATAGATTACCCGGTCAGGCATTTAGTAATCGTAGATAATTCAGGAACTCAAAACTGGGAACCTAAGAAGCCGGAGTCGGTAGAATTCTTTTTTGTCTTGCGAATGCCTTATGGAATCGGATTAGTCGGGGCTTGGAATCTAATAATCAAATCGACGCCTTACGCTCCTTACTGGCTTTTGATAAACGACGACGCTTGGTTCGAGCCGGGAGCATTACAGATAATCGCGGAACAGGCAGACCCGACCGCTCTAAACTTCGTAGACATTATCCCGGAATGGTCTTGTCTAGTTTTTGGAGAAGGCGCAATCGCAAAGGCTGGACTCTATGACGAACGTTTCTATCCGCTCTACTTTGACGATAACGACCTTCACCGCAGAATGATAAAAGCGGGAGTAAAAGAAAACAGAATCCCGGCAAAGATTCATCACGAAAATTCTTCCAGCCTAAGCGGGAAAAGCAACGAGAATAACCGCACCTACGCAGCTAATCAAAACCTATTCAACAAGAAGGTAAATGAAGAAGACTTCTCTCCGGGCTACTGGGACTTGACTACTAGAAGGGCTAACCGTTGGGACTAACCGTATACACCGGAGGAACATTCGACCTTTACCATTCGGGCCACGCTAACTTTCTAGCTAAGTGCGCGGAACTAGGCGAAGTAGTCGTATCCCTAAACACCGACGAATTTATAGAAGCCTACAAGGGCAAAGCTCCGGTTATTAGCTACGCAGAAAGAGAGGCCGTTCTACTTTCTTGCCGTTCGGTTTCGGCGGTGATTCCCAATTTCGGCGGGGCAGATTCTAAGGCAGCTATCGAAATGGTTAGCCCAAACATTATCGCTATTGGTTCCGACTGGGCGCGGCGGGACTATTACGCTCAAATGGGCTTTAGCCAAGATTGGCTAGACGACCGGGGAATCTCACTAATCTACATTCCCTACACGGCAGGAATCAGCTCGACCGCTATAAAAGCCCGACTGGTAAGATAGAAGCGAACAAAGGAAAATCTTATGGCAATCGTAAATGGATATTGCTCACTCGCAGAAGTAAAAGCTTCCGCTCGGATTACGGATAACGTAGACGACGCCCTTTTAGAGCTTGCGGTCGAATCAGCTTCCCGAATGGTGGACAGCTACACCCAGCGTTATTTCTACAACGCAGGAACCGCAACTCGTTTATTCGTTCCGCAGGATTCTTACGTTACTGAAATTGACGACTCTATTTCATTCAGCGTTCTTCAGACTTCCGACGGCGACGACTTCGGAACTACTTGGGCCGCTAAGGATTATCAGCTAGAGCCACTAAACGGAGTAGTGGACGGGCTTACAGGACACCCAGCAACCCGTATAAGGGCCGTAGACGACTTCTTGTTCAACGTCCTAGACGGAGAGGCTACCGTAAGAATTACGGGCGTCTGGGGCTGGTCTGCGGTTCCGGTAGCAGTAAAGCAAGCGACCGTTATCCAAGCCGCTCGAATTTTTAAGCGTAACGACAGCCCACTTGGAATCGCAGGCTTTGGCGAAATGGGAGCCGTCCGCGTTGGCGTTCAACTTGACCCGGACGTGAAACACCTTATCGACGTTTACAGAAAAGTTAGATTCGCGTAATGGCTTCCATTACCGACCTTCGGGCTGGACTAGCTACCCGACTAGCTACTATCTCCGGGCTTAGAACCACCACCGAACAGCCCGACACAATCAGCCCACCTATCGCCATTGTGAACGTGGCAAACGTGAATTATGACCGCACCTTCCAGCGTGGACTGGACGAATACAATTTCGTCATTACCGTAATTGTTGGACGTGTCGGAGAGCGCAGCGCGCAGAAGCTTCTGGATTCTTACATAAGCACTACGGGAACCGCTTCCGTCAAGCTGGCGATAGAATTAGATAGGACGCTCGGTGGGAAATGTGATTCTCTCCGAGTAACCGATATGAGAAATTACGGCTCCCTTGTGATTGGCGAGATTACCTACCTAGCCGCCGAATTCAACGTAGTCGTATTCGCACAATAAAAAACCGCTAGGAAAATAGGAGAAACACAAATGGCAAAATACGTAGTAACCGCTACCGTAGTCAAAATTGGAGCGACTAACGTTTCTGATTCTTGCGCTTCGGCAACACTAGAACTAACCGCAGCAGACGTAGACGTTACAGACTTCGGCGGAGCTGGCTGGACAGAGGTTATCGGTGGACTAAAATCCGGAACCGTAACTCTAGACTTCCACAACGATTACGGAGTCGGCGGAATCAACACCGTCCTAAACCCGCTTCTTGGAACAATCGCAACCGTAACACTAGTACCAAATGGAACCGCAATTTCTTCAACTAACCCAATCTGGACTGCGCCTGTTCTAATCAACAGCGTATCTCCAATCGCGGGAGCAGTCGGAGATTTGGCTACGTTTAGCGTTTCGTTCCCGACTTCGGGAGAAGTCAGCTTCGCGACCGCCGGAACCGTCTAAGGTAAAAAATGAAACTTACCCTACGCATTGAATTCGCAGACGGAACACACAAGGACGTCCTAGTATCTGCCGCCGATATGGTGGCGTTCGAAGACAAGTTCAACGTTTCAATCGCAAAACTAGACGACCCAAGAATTGGTTGGTTGCTATTTCTCGCTTGGCATTCTGAGAAGAGAAAAAAACAAACCGAATCTAATTATGAAGAATGGCTAGAGCTAGTAGATTCGATTGGAACACCAGAAGACCCAAAAGTTCAGAAATAAAAGGACTAGGCGACCGTTCGGCGCATTGGTTCATAGCTTCCCTAGCGGTCGAGTCTGGGATTCCTCCAAATGTTTTACTGGAGCAGTCAGACCGAATGCTATGGACTATGCGACGCTGGTTAGTTGCTAAGAACCTTCCGCGGTAGGTGAAGCCCTTGCTAACGCAGGGGCTTCCCTATTTCCGCTTCGGTAGAATAGAAGAAAAGAAGGCTGGTTGAAATGCTACGAGTGGACATTGAAGGCATAGGCGCAACCGTAAATGAAATGAAAAAGTTCGAACCACAGCTCTTCGCACAAATGAGAAAAGAAATTATTACCGAACCCGGAGTAGCTTCGGTAATTTCCTCCATTCAATCTAAGGTTCCTTTGGTTTCTCCACTACTAGGAAACCGATTGGGCCAAGGTGGAATGCTTCACAACGGAAGAACTAGATACGCCATTCCTAAGATTCGCACCTACATAAGACCTAGCGCAAAACTTGGCAGGGGTGGAACCGAGCGTTCTCTAATCGGCTTTGAAGCGGTATCTCCGAGCGACGCAGTAGGATTTGAGATTCTCGATTTGGTTGGTTCCGGCCCAGACGCTAACTCTAGAAATGCTAGGGGAATGCTAAAGAAAGTCAGCGGAAAAGCTTCTAGGTATGTCTGGAAGGGATACGAACAGAAAAAAGAAGGCGTATCCTCCGCAGTCCTAGCAATCGTCAATAGATACTCCAGAAAAACAAACGTGAAGCTAAAGGTAATGTAATGGCAGTCAGAATACCGATTATCACCGTCTTCGACTCTAAAGGTTTGAAGCAAGCGCAATACCAACTAAACAAAGTCCGTGGTAACTTCCAAAATCTAGGAAGAAACTTTGCTATTGCGGGGGCTGCTCTAGCCGGAAGCGTTGCTCTAATTGGTAAAAGTCTTCAGGACGCCGCCGAATCTCAGAAGGTCTTTGCTCAGACCGAAGCCGTTCTAAAGTCAATGGGAACTACCGCTAACGGTACAGCTAAAGATATTCAAGGTCTAGCTTCTAGCCTTCAAAAATCAACGGCCTTCAATGACGAAGCAATTCTATCCGGAGCTAACCTTCTTCTTACGTTCAAGAACATTCAGAACCAAGCCGGGGAAAATAACGACATTTTCGACCAGACCGTACAAGCAACTCTCGACGTTGCTCGGGCTATGGGAACCGACGCAAGCGGAGAAGCGATTCGTTTAGGTAAGGCGTTGAATGACCCGGTAAAAGGAATCTCTGCCTTAACCCGTGTTGGTATTCAGTTCACCGACCAACAGAAAGAACAAATAAAAACTCTTACGGCTTCGGGCGACCTGCTCGGAGCGCAAAAGATTATTCTTGCGGAACTTCAAGCTCAGTTCGGCGGTTCGGCAGCAGCCTACGCGCAGACATTCGCCGGGCAAGTTGAAAGTCTAAACAACGAACTAAACGACCTATCCGAAGAAATCGGAACAATGGTAATGCCAGCCGTCCGAGATATGGTCGCAGCATTTAGAGAACTTGCTCCTGAGATTGGAACTACGCTAAAAAATTCCGTGGCTTCTGTTGATTGGAGAACTTTTACAACAGGAATAATAAACGGCATTACTTTTCTAATTCAGAACGCGCAAGTTATTATGAACGTAGTCGGAGCTATGTTCTTGCTCAATACCGCTTACAATCTTGGAAGAGTTGCGGTTGGGCTTTACAACGCAGCAGCCGTAATTCTAAACGCAACTCTAAACAGCACAACAAAAGCAGCAGGTTTTCTTAGAACTGCTCTTTTCTTAGGTGGAGTAACCTTAGCCGTCGGTTCTGTTATTGACGAATACCGAAAACTCAAAACAGCAATTCAAGAATCCAATTCAGAAATTTCTAAGTTCAACACCGAATCCATAGCGGTAAGCGGAGCAGCGGCAAAACTAAGTCCTATTGCTACATTGTGGCAAAACATCACTAAGGCTATTCTTGGAGCCGTAACTGCTCAAAGGCAATTTGCCGGAAGCGGTGCTGGCGGAACAGCAGGACGAACTTCCGTTCTAGATGACTACGCCTACAACCTAAAAACAAATCAGCCAGTTCCGAAGACAAATGCTAACGGAATTATTTCAAATATCCTAAGCGGTGGCGGCGGAGCCAAGGCAGCAAAACAACCTACCTTCGCACAATCTCTAAAGCGACAAGTCACTCTCTCAAAAAAGGCTGGCAAGCTTGTCGCCGCTGGTTTGAGTCAAGGACTCGCGCAAGCAATTACTTCAAGCAATAAGCCCGTAAAAGCAGCGAATAAGATTCTCGCAAGAATAACCAAGAACGGCCAGAAGGCAGTCAATAAATTACAGGGCCAGTTCAATCAGACTGCGAGCGGTCAAGCTGAACTACAAAGCATTCAAGCGCAACTAGACGCAGACCAGCAATTAGCCGACTCAGAAGCATTACAGGCGCAACAAGAAATAGATAGAGAACAAGAAGAACTACAAAGACAACAAGAAGAACGCCTAAGAGAAGAAGCGGCGGCTCTAGCTGAACGAGAGAGAATTTACAAGGCTTTCGCAGATTCAGTAAAAAACACATTCTCACAAATCAAAGACCAGATACTAGACGCCTTCACAATTCCGCAACTAGGCAACTCAACCGAGTCCATTATTAGAAATATGGACAAGCTTCTTACCCGACTAAAAGCCTTTTCTGGAAACATTACAAAGCTATCGAGTATGGGCTTAGACCCGAAGCTTCTTCAGCAGGTAATAAACGCTGGCCCAATCGCAGGTGCGAAACTAGCCGCGAACTTAGTAGCTGGCGGCGTTGGTGGCTTAGCGGCAATCAACTCAGGGTATTCACAACTTGCCGGAGTAGCTGGGGAAATCGGTATGACCGGAACGCAATCGCTTTTTGGAACGCAACAGCAGCAGACTATTTACAACCTAACCGTAGAAGGTGGCCTAGACTCCCCGGCTTCTATCGGTAAAGCCGTTGTAGACGCAATCAAGGCGTATGAAAGAACTTCCGGCGCAGTCTTCCAAGGTGCGTAATGCTAAGCCCGAAAGTTGAAATTGGACTAGACCTTGGTCAGAGCAGCCCTATCGGGTTCAAGCTAGACGACCCGGTAAGAGGAAAGCTAGACAACATTACCGATAGATTGGGCGGAACGCTTTTCTATGACATCACCGACCGAATTAGAAGCGTTTCAACAAGAAGAGGAAAGAACGAAGCGTTAGACCGTATCGACGCTGGAGTTTCTTCAATAGTTGTAGACAACACCGACCGCTTATTTGACCCGCTCTATGAACCCGGTCTTTATTACGGACAGCTAGTTCCCCGCCGTGCCATAAGAGTTAGCGCGAATGACCTTCCCGTTTTCTTTGGCTACGTCGAAGACTTCGACCTTGACTACCAGCCGGGCAACAGGGCAACGGTGCGGATTGACGTATCGGACGCCTTCTCTATTCTTACTAACTCAATAATTGAAGAGCTAGACCCGCCTAGCGAACTATCTGGCGCGAGAGTAAACCGCGTTCTAGAGCTACCAGAAACCGAATGGCCCGCAGATAGAAAAGAAATTGACCCGGGCAACAGCCTTCTTCTCGATACTTCCGTAGCAGGGGAATCAGTTCTTAGCTACCTTCAAACCGTGACGACTTCCGAATTTGGAAACTTGTTTATCAGTAAAGACGGCGAAATTGTTTTCAAAGAACGAAACGCTGCGATTAGCAACCCCGATATTATCTTCTCCGACGATTCTGCGCCTTCATCTTCTATCAAGATTCCTTTCCTTTCGGTTAGTGCCGTCTATGGTTCAGAAAATCTATTTACAAGAATCGAACTAGCAAACACGGACATTATCCCCGAAGAAGTAATCGTCGAGAACGTGGACTCTTCTATTGTCTACGGAACTAGAAACCTATCCATAACCAATCTGCTAGTTCAAGACCCAGCAGAACTCTCCGACCTAGCTAATTTACTTCTAGCTACTTACAGCGAGCCACTCTATCGCTTTGACGAAGTAAGCGTTTCTATTGACCGACTCACTTCGGAGCAATTAGCCGCCGTTCTAGACCTTGAAATTGGGGACATTGTTCAAGTTCATTTTCTCCCGTCCGGGATTCCCCCGGCTATTGAACTACCCTGCCGAATTATCGGAATATCCCACAACTGGGAACCTGCCAATAAGCGCGTGAGCTTTAGCCTAGAAACTCTAAACCTTGGTGTATTTGTTTTAGATTCACCACTCTTGGGACAGCTAGACAACGACAGTCTAGGCTACTGATAAACTAATAAAGAACGAAGGAACCTAATGCCAAAAAAGACATTTAGCGCGGGAGATATTCTCACGGCTGCGGACGTAAACACGTATCTAATGAATCAAGCAGTTATGACCTTTGCGGATTCAACCGCTCGAAGCTCCGCAATTGGAACAGCCGTTGAAGGAATGCTTACTTACCTAGCTGACACCGACGCTTACGAATACTGGGACGGCTCGGCTTACGTTGCTTTAGTTGATATCCCAACTCCTACTACACCGACTAACGCAACTGTTACTAGTGCTTACACAGCGACAGCTGCTAACGCTGGGGGATTTATTTATTCGACTTCTTCTTCAGCTATCACAATTACAATTCCGGACGTATTCGCAGTAGGCGACCGTGTAGACATTATCCGCGACGGCGCAGGAACAGTCACAATCGCAGCAGGAACAGGCGTAACTGGTTGGGGTGGAGCAGGAACCGCAGGAACCGCAGTCACATTCAAGATTGACCAGCAATACAACGCTGCTACCGTATTAGATGTAGCTGCCAACACTTATCGAGTAGTTGGAAAGATTACTGTCTAATGCTTATTCCATTAGGAATACTTGCTGTCGCTGGAGCAAGTGCGCCAGTAGCTACAGACGCTTTTGAGTTCATCAGCACAACTACTGTTGCCTCTGCTACAAGTGCCATAACCTTCTCTTCTTTACCTACCGACTATGCTCATTTACAAATCAGGTTTCTAGGTCACAGCTCGGACACCAATGACAGACAGCTACTGCTCACTTTCAACGGCACAAACAACTGGAATCGTCACGAGATTATAGGTGAAACAACATCACCTGCTGCCTCTAATGACTTAGGTGTATCTAGCTTTGAGCTAAAGGAAGCACTCGGTAGAAGCTCACCTGAAATCTTTGGTGGTGGTCTAGTAGAAATAGCAAACTACACCAGCACAACTTTGACAAAGACTGTCCGCAGCTTTAGCTGGATGTATGAAGATGATGTGACCTACGCAACTGGAATTAGCTTGGCAACAGCAGCGGTTACTGAAATTACTTTAACTGCCAGCGCGGGGACTATTGAGCCGAATTCAATGTTTGCCCTATACGGAATTAGAGGATAGAAATGCCTACTCCAACTTACATACCCCTAGCAAACATTACCCTTGGTACTTCTGATGCTCTTATTGAGTTCACAAGCTTGCCTACTAGGTACAAGCACTTCGAGATTGTAGTGGACTGTTTAGGTAGCAGTGCTACTAACGCCTTTCTCAGGATGAGGCTGAACAATGGAACGACTGAAAACAGCGGCTACATAATGTATAGCAACATTGGTACTTCAATTATTACTGGTGTGACTTATACAGGGAATAATGAATTGAACCTGACTAACTTCGCACCCTTCAACAGCTCAACAAGACTTGCGTCACGCATAAAAATTATGTTCTCAAAAACCCCAGCAGGCAATCAGGGCACTATAAACATTGCCGAATCAGGTAATGCCAGCACCACTGAGCTTTTTATAGGTAGAGGTGAAGGCAAGGTTGTTACATCGGTTCAGCTATTCCCATCTGTAAACTCTTTTGGCGCACTTTCGACTTTTGCCATCTATGGAATTGACGGCTAAAAATGACAATGAAACTAATCGCAAGTAGCACTGTGGGTTCTGGTGGAGCTTCTTCTATCGAGCTAACTTCAATACCCCAGACTGCTACCGACCTCGTACTTCGGTGCTTTCTTAGGCGAGATTCAGCCTCTCCGTCAGAAGCTTTTGTGAGAATAAACGGAGTAAGCACTAGCTCGTATAGTGAGTCAAACTTTCGAGCTATTAGCGTAACTGAGGCTGCCAGTACAGCTACAAAGACTTATGTGGACTTGAATCTTGCTGGGTATGCTGATAATTCGGTCAATGGGTGGAGCGACCACAAAGTTGAAATTTTAGATTACACATCTTCTCGGTCAAAAATGATTTTAGTAAACAGCTCAAGAACTAGGTCTTCACTAGCAGACAATATGACTCTTTCATCTAGCGTTGTTTTTAGCCCAACAAGCGCAGTCACTTCGCTTTCAATACAATTAGTAACAGGAACACTAGCGCAAAACTCTGTTGCCTATCTTTACTCAATAACTAAAGGCTCCGACGGAATAGTCGGCGCAAGCTAACAAGGAAGAAAAGAAATGACAGAAACACTAACCAAGCTGGTTGTAAATTGCGAAACTGGGGAGCAAACAAGAATAGCTCTTACCGCTGAAGAAGTCGCAAGCCTAGAAGCTACTCGTGCTGAAGCAGAAGCCAGAGAAGCAGAACGCCTAGCAGCCGAAGCAGAAAAGCAAGCCTTACAAGACTCGGCTAACGCAAAGCTTCTGGCACTCGGTCTAACGGCTGACGAAATCGCTGCTCTGACCGCATAATGGCTGAGGAAACAACTGGGGTACGCATAACCCAGAACGCTATTTATCAAAAGCAACTTGAACACGGAGAGATTCTTGTTCGGTTGCTAGAGAAGCTCGACCACCTAGACGACGTCCCGGAGCGAATGCGGGAAGTTGAACTAACCCTTGCCCGGTTAGCGTGGATTGAGAAGATAGCTTATACAGGTCTTGCCGCGGGAGTCACGGGCTTAGTTTCCGCCTTCTTTTCTCTTCTGGTAAAATAGCCTTATGCGCTATCCGTTCAATAAACCAATCCCTAAAATCTCTTCGCCTTATGGTTGGAGATTCCACCCAATCGAGAAAATCCGTAAGCACCACAACGGCGTCGATTTTGCGGTTGAAGTCGGTCGCCCGGTTTACGCAATCGCTAACGGAACGGTTGTTTATGCGGGAGCTTCAAGGCTAAAGTTTCCTAACGGGGAACCTGCTGGCGGTGGCTACATTGTTAGACTGCGCCATAAGGTAAACGGCGAATGGATAACCTCCGGCTACTACCACTTGAAAAAAGGCTCAATCAAAGAAGCTGGAATCAAAGTCGGGCAGAAAGTCCTAGAAGGCACAAAGCTCGGAGAGTCGGGCAACACGGGAGAGTCCACCGGGCCACACCTTCACTTCGAAATCCAGCGCGGCAAGTTCTACGTTTGGAACAATAAGGGTCTGCGCTACACGGAACCGACTAGCTATATCAAAACCCAAATAGCCCTAGAAAAACTGAAGTGAAAATCTTCGACGCTCTAATGCTTCTTCGGGAGCAAGAAGGCGAAGACACTTCTGGCCCGTCTTGGAAGTATCGAAGAAAACTAATCTACGGCGGTTATCGCTTAGGCTTCGTTATGATTCTTTTCGGAATGGGAACCTTCTTCTTTGACAAAGAAGTATCTGTCCAGTTAGTAATTGGCGGGGTAGCCCTTATCTCGATTATCCTTACCGCGTACACGGCGTCTGCTACCTTTGAAGACGTGAACCTCTACAAGAAAGAAGAAGAATAATGTTGAACCTAAAACCAGCAGTAAGAAAATGGATTTACGGAATTATTGCCGCAACCGTTCCGCTACTAATTAGCCTTGGAACTATCTCCGGAGAGCTTGGCGCGCAGATTCTAAACGTCGCCGCGGCTCTTCTAGCAATCGGTGGTTCCGCTCTAGCTATCTCTTACGTCCCCGACGCAGAGTAACGCTCCGCTTCAGTAGTGCCTCCCCAAATACCCGTTACCCGGGTAGATAGGGCATAGTCCCGGCATTGTAGCCTAACCGGGCAATTTTGGCAGATTCCTTTGGCTATTTCTTCCACTAATTTCTGGGATACCCGGCTTGCTTCCTGCGCAAAAAAGACGTCGGGCAGCTCTTCGCACTCTACGGAACCGACCTTCCGAATTGCTTCGTGAAGTTCTAGGTATTTCCGCTCAATTCCTAATAATTGTCGTAGGGTAGTCATAGTCTGACCTTATAGGAAAGTTAGACCGAAAATAGCAAGAAAGGGAAAAATGATAAAACCGCTAGAAATCACCGAACTAGGGGACGCAGTATTCTTAGGCAACTTCGAATCGGGTTCCCCTGAGTGGCACAATCTAAGAAACGAAGACGCAGCCGTTGGCGGTTCCGATATCGGAGCAATCGCCGGGCTAAGTCCGTGGGAGTCCGCAATTACCAAGTGGGCAAAGAAGACGGGGAAAATCTCGGACGAACTAGAACCGAATATGAGTATGCGTCTAGGCAACAAGTTAGAAACTCCAATCCTAGAAATCTTTGCCGAAGAACACCCGGACTACGAAATCTTTACTACGGGAACTTGGGCGCATAAAGACTTCAGTTGGCAACGCGCTAACCCGGACGCGCTCTATCGCAAGCCGGACGGCACTTGGGGAATTATTGAAATCAAGTTCTCACGCGATTACTGGAGCGAAGTTCCACAACATTACCGAGCGCAGGTGCTTTGGTATATGAACGTTTTCGCAATTCAAGAAGCGGTGCTAGTAGCTTTAGCAGGTTCCAGCTATCAAGAATTCGACGTCGAGTGGGATTCGTTCGAAGCGACTTCTCTAATCGCGGCCGCTTATCGCTTTAGGGAATCAGTTCTAAAAGAACAAATGCCGGACTGGGACGGAAGCAATTCAACGTTCGAAACTATCCGCGCTATGAATCCTAAAATCGAAGACGGAGAAGAACACCTAGACGAACTAGGGGTAAATTACTTCAACGCTCTAACCGACTTCGAGCAGACCGAGAAAAGACTTACCGAACTGAAGAGCCGGGTATTGGCTGCTATGGGCGGGAAGAAAAAGGGAATCGTCTACGGCGAACACGCGATAAGCTTGCGCGCTCGCGGAATGGGCAACCCTTACATTCACAACGAGAAAGGGAAGAAATGAGTAAGGACAAACTCTATTCGACGATAGACCTAACGGCTCTATTTGCGAACCTACTAAAAGACGGATATACCGCCGTCAATATGAAACTAATCACCGACCTAATTGAAAAAGAAATTGAGCCAATCGGAAAGGATAACTAATGGCGCACTTCGACCTAAATCAGTACCAAACTGTTCAAGAAAGAATCGACCTATTTTGGGAGAAGTATCCCGAGGGAAGATTTGACCTTCGAATTGTGAACCTAACGGACACGCAAGTAATAATTCAAGCGCGAGTCTGGACGGATAAAAACGAGAAGCACCCGACGACCGTAGACTTCGCAGAAGAAAGAATCGGCACGTCCCCTGTAAACAAAATTAGCCACGTCGAGAATTGTTCTACTTCGGCTTTGGGCCGTGCCATTAGCGCGCTAGGAAATGAATTTAGCCCTAAAGGTAAAAGACCAAGCCGGGAAGAAATGGAAAAGGTTTCCCGCGGCGTTCCGGTTCGAGCTTGGCTCTATGAAGCGGGCGAACTAACGAACGCTAAAGATATCGACAAGTTGCGACTGCTCTATTCCGAAGCGAAGACTGCTAAGGCCGACGCTGGAATCTTAGAAGCCATAAAAACTATGGCGGAAGGATTGGCCTAATGGAAACCCCGGGCCAAATCGTCGAAGAGCTTCAACGCATAAGTAAGGAAATGGAGAAAGGAGCTTCGGCGTTGTATGACGCAGAAGTTCGACTAGCGGACGCAGAAGCAACTTATGACAAGTCCGTTTCTCTATCTTTCTTGAATAGTCAAGGCACGGTAGCAGACCGTCAAGCGGTGGCAAAGCTTCAGGCGATAGACGAAAAGCTAAAAGCCGACCTAGCCCGGGCGGAGTTCAACCGGGTAAAAATGAAGATGAAAGTCCTATCCGACACGGCCACAATGACCGCCGTTATTAGCCGGAACGTGGAACTCCAATGGCGGAGCTAGACTAATGGGCGAAGGATTGGCGGGGTATGAAGATTCGGGAAAAATGTTCCTGCGGCGCAAGCTTTCAAGCGTCCGGGGACGAAGCAACTCAGCTTTACAAGAATTGGATTCGTCGCCATTCCTGCCCAGAACCGACTTCGGAAGAGATTCTAAACTTTCGAGATACGGACAGCTCTTCAAGTATCGGATTCTCCGCAGACTATTCCGGGACGGGCTTAGACCTACCCGCGAAGAAATATGACCCGTGGGAAGATGAATAAAAAAGAGTTCCAAAAATACCTAGACCGGGACGTTGCTTGCCCTTGTTGCGGAACTACTGGGCCGGAACTGATTCCACAACACCGAGCTAACCGAGGAATGGGCGGGAGCAAAGAACGCAATCGCCCGTCGAACATAATAGTTTTTTGTTCTTACTCAAACGGACAAATGGAATCGTCTTTCGGATTCGCCGCGCTTGCCAGAATGCGTGGTTGGAAGCTCTACTCACATCAAGACCCGGCAGAAACTCCGGTGCGGTTATGGGACGGCTGGCACTTGCTAGACGATAATTTTGGAAAGGTTCCAACGAACCAACCAGACTGAAAGGAAAAAATGGCTGGATACGAACCACGCTTTGACGTGGACTTTACAAGGGGACGAATAGGCGAAGAGCTTGTCGAAACCTTCTTGGCTGACCTAGTCGGCAAAAAGATAGAAGTCAAAACTGATTACCGAGTAAACGAAACGGGGAACGTCTACGTTGAAACGTGGCAGTATTCCGAACCCGACGCTTCGGATAAGAAGCAATCGGGCATAAACGTTAGCGAAGCAGAATACTATTGCTTCGGCTCACCGCTAGGGGAAGGCTTCGTAATGATAAAAACCAGCGTCCTAAAGCAATTCATAAGCAACACGAACCCGAGAGAAACAAGGCAACCAATAGCTACCAAGGAAACGAAGGCTTCAATCGGGCGACTGATACCGCTCGCTGATTTATTAGCTAGTATCGGACTAGCAAAGAAAGGGAACTAATGCCTCTGATTCGGGGACACCACTCATTCGACGACCACTTCACCCAGATACCTAACGACTGGTTGCGGGATAAAAGAATCTCACTTGGGGCTAAAGGGCTACTAGCGCAGCTTCTCTCGCACGCTCCGGGCTGGAGAATTTCGCAGGAAAGCTTGGGCAGGGATAACGGAGTTGGACGCGACGCAATCCGGACGCTAATAAACGAACTGCTCGAAGCGGGTTATCTAATGCGCTCCGAAGATAGAGAGCGCGGAGAGAAGGGCTATCTAGGCGGATACACCTATACGACGCAAGACCCTACGCAGGATAATCCTACGCAGGACAATCCGCTACTTAAGAAGAACATTACTAAGAACAACAGCTTAAAGAATAACGAGAGAATATATAGCGATTCGCAATTTGATTCTTTCTGGAGCTACTACCCGAAGAAAGTCGATAAAGGCGCAGCGCAACGAGCATTCAGGAAAGCGGCTAAGACCGGGGACGTTGGCCTAATCGTAAAAGGCGCAAAGGATTACGCCGAAGACCCGAATCTTCCGGAAAAGCAATTCATAAAGAACCCGGCAACTTGGCTAAACGCTGAAGCTTGGAATAACGGGCCACTACCGAAACGCAAAACAACCGACTCGAAGGCTTTGGAGGAATGGGCTAATGACTAAGAACGAACTCAAAGAGCTAATGGAATACCTAAGCGCAATCGACAACCGACAGCTAACGGCGGACAAGCTCCAAGTCTGGTTCGACCTAATCGGCTACCTAGACTTCGCAGACGCTAAGGCGGCAGTAATCGAAGCCCAGCGAGAAGAGTCAATCTCCTACGTCGAAGCAAAGCACGTAATAGCTTTTGCTATGCGAATCAAAGAGAAAAGAAAGAGCGAAGAACTACGCACCCGGGCTAAGGATTCACAACCGGAAAGAGTTGGCGACCCGCACCCAATCTGCGCGCACGGTAAGCGACTTCTAACGTGCGACCCTTGTTGTCGAAACGCAGCGGTTCAAGCAGGGCTGATACGCTAATGCGGTGGAAGAGAATGAAGCGATATGTAACCGTTGCGGGCATATTTGGCGCGTCAAAATGGACGAACCCAAGACGGGCGTCCGTTGCGCCGACTGCCGAATGGAGCAGTCGCTCATTGTCAAATACGGGAATACTAAGTGCCTACCGTGGCAGGGCGACTTCGACCCGGAAACCCTATCTAAGCCAATCTATGAAGGGCTTCCAGTTCTTCCCGGGATTCGGAACTGCGGTCATTTCGACTGCGTCAATCCAGAGCATATAAAAAAGTCCTAACTAACTGTTAGGGTAGAAAAAAAGAAAGGTAATAACCAAATGGCAACAGTAGAAGTAAAGGGTGAAATCGTCGGTCTGGTCTTCCAGAACAAAGGCGTTCAAATCCTAGAAACGTTCAAGAGCAAAGACGGAGAAAAGCGCGACGCAAGATACACCGCTTGGCTAGATACTCCGACTAGCTCACTTCAGGTTGGACAGAAAGTATCCGCTCGCGGACTTCTTTCGGCGTCAATCGGAAACTACAAGAACAAAGAAGGCGAAGACAAAACGGTAGTCAATCTCTCGATAAACTTCGCAACAATCAAATTAGACGGCTCAGAAGCTCCAGCTATGACACCGACCCACGAAGAAGCTTTGCCGTTCTAATGTTTCTCCGTTGGCTAGTCCCCGTCGCGTCCGGAATCTTATTCGTTGAGTTCGCTTCCGAGTCTTCCGGCTTCCTACACGCAGCGGGGCTAGTCTTCGGTTGTTTCTACCTTTGGGCAGGAATCCTTGAAGCTTGGAATCAGTATGTTCGACCTAACTATTGACGTATCCGGGGAACCCGCTTCGCAAGGTTCGCACTCCGTAATCCACGGGCGAATTGTTCAAGTCAATTCAGCCAAACATAAACGCTGGCGCAACGCCGTAGCCTTCGCAGCTCTCGACCTAATCACCGACGGTTGGGAGCTTCTAGACGAACCGCTAGAGCTTTCCGTTATCTTCTATCTCCCCCGGCCTAAGAGCGTATCCCGGGAGTTCCCCGCCGTTATGCCGGACGTGGACAAACTGCTCCGGGCCGTCTTTGATTCACTTAGCGGCGTAATCTACCTAGATGATTCCCGGATAGTTCGGGCAACAGCCCAAAAGCTCTACGCGGACGATAGAGGCCCGGGAGCAGTCATAAGGGTAAATACTCTACCCAAGCCCTAAAAACCCGCCTACGGGCGTTCTACGGCCTCTAATTCTTCGAACAGGCGTTCGAACGCACCCGAATTGTAACGATTTGGTAACATTCCTAGAAATTCCTTAAAATTTGCCAAAATCTGCCGAAATTCCCCAATTTACCTATACACTTGGAATAACCGGGAAAGGCCCGGGGGAACGAAAGGAACCGAAATGACCAGCACAATCGCAACCAGCCAGCGGGACGCAACCGATTACGAGAAGACCGCTCTTCACGCAGTACGCACCGCACTAAAGGACAAGAGCATAGAAGTTGGCTCCTGCGTTATCGGCTCAAGAAATGAACTAGCAGAAGCCGGCGCGCTTTTGATTCTTGAACTCTCCGAGCGTATTGCCTACGACTACGAAATCCGTCCGAGCATTATGCGCGTCTACAAAGAGCTAAACAGTTACCTAGACCAGCACGCTTCGCAGGCCACTCAGCTACGCCAGCGCGCCGAAGAGCTAGTGCTAGAAAACGCTTTATCCATTCGCTCACTACTAAACGAGGGAAAACTCTAATGAAAGACCTAACACTTCTCGACTACTTCGAGCGCGACGAAAACGAATGGGTGGTAATCGGATTCACCCGGGGTCAGACAAACCAGTTCGTCTACCGGGTAGAAGTTCAAGACGGCGACGCTCACTTCTACGAGCATTACAACTCACTAGACGGAGAACTAAACAAGCGACTAGCGCACGACAAGTTCGACGAATTTGCTTCCAAGTTCTCGACTCCGAAGGTGCGTGTCTAATGAAGCTATTTGGATTCTTTATTCTCTTCGCAGTTATCTTGGTTGGTAGTTGGAAGCTTCAGGAAACGGACTTGCTTCTTGGATACACGCTTGGAGTCTTCGGGTTTCTTGGAGCGACTATCTGGTTCGTCGATTACCTAGCAAGGAAGTATCTATGAACGAAGTTGATTTTGTTCTCCGCCGGATTCTAAAGGTCGGACACGAATACGCAAAACAAGAATACGAAGAAAGAAGTAAAACGTTAGGCGTGGAAAGGTATTACCTAAACCGATACACCGCACAAGTCCACCTGCTACAACACCTACAAAAACAATTCCTAGAAGGGAACACAAATGACAAGCAAGACTAACCCGGCAATCGAATTCGGAAACGACGACTTCAATCCGAACCAGTTCAGCTACCAGACCGCGCAGCAGGACGGAATCCTTATGGGCCGTCTACTAATGCGGGACGAAGTTCTTCGCCTAATCAAAGCGACGAACCCGGTTCCAACTAAAGCGGTAGCAAAGATTCTCGACCTAGTGGAAGGATTGAACGCTGATGTTTACGCTTCTGAAGTTTCCCGCTGAAACCGCAACGGCTTATCTCAAAGGACGACGCGACGAACAGGCCGCGGTTGAAAACCTACTGGAGTATCTGGTAATCAAGCGACTAATCGACCCGGACACTTTGAACCTACTAATCGAAGAGCTAACAAAGATTGACCGCAGACCAAGAAGGGAAATGGAATGAGCTGGAAAGATGACGACGAAGTAACGACAACCTTCGGAACGATTCAACAAGCAAAGCAAGAAAACTATATCCGCGGATTCTACGACGGACTAGAAGAGAAGCTAACTAACAACACCGCTTACACGGACGGATTCAAAGCCGGGCAGCGCAACGAGAGAGAGTATCTTCTTAGCTTCGTCGAAGACCACGAAGGAATTCCAATTAGCGTTCAAGACCTAGTAAACGAAATAAACGGACGCTACAAGAAAGAAATGAACGACTCACTAAAAGGAATGGGCTTATGAGAGCTAAGTTCGCAGAAAAGGAAAGCACCGGATACACGAACGGCCAGCGCGAAGAGCGCGACCGGATTCTCGGAATGCTGGAAGAAGAAATCCAACGATTCGAGAAACACCCGTACAAGTTAGGTTCGTTCGATACGCACGGAATCTACCTTGGACTCAAAATGGCCCAGCTACACGTAAAGGAAATGAAATGGACATAGAAACAAGACTCGACCTTCTGCTAATCGAGCTAGAGGTCTACGGGGAAATGATTCAGCAGCTAGAAAAGGATATGGTGGCCTTCAATGAGTGGCTTCAGACCGAACTCGAAAGATAAGAAAGAGCGCAAGCTAACGTTCGCCTTCGCCCGGGGATATCACCGAGCCACAATCGAAGAGCGGGAGCGAATAATTAGCGACCTTCTCAAAGACGCAGTAGTAATCACAAACGTAGACGTAGAGATATTGGAAAGGATTGTCGAAATTGTCGAAGGGTAAGCACCGAGGAAAAAGGAAACCGTTCTATCTCCGCCGTGAAATTCTTTGGCTTAGATACCGCATTCGTCTATGGGCTTTAGATAGGAAACGACGTGGATAACTTCAACGACGCTTTGAAGCTACTAAATGACCCGAATCTAGTTTGGTCTGAAGACTTCGAAGGCGTTCGAAAGAATCTTGCGTTGCTTATGGCTAAAGCTTGGGAAATGGAATACGCTGGACTGGAACCCGAACTCGGGAACTTGGCTTTCAACCTAGTAAGGGGACAAAATGCTAGAAGACCTAACACCTACGAAGCAGGTTAGAACTTGCGCGGTTAGAACGCTAATCGACAAGCTAGAAAAGAAAGACCAAGAAATTCTTATAGCCGCGTTAGCAAATCCAGATTGGGCTAGTAAGTCATTAGCCCGGGAACTAACTAACCGTGGTCTGTCAATTAGCGACCAGCCAATTCTGCGCCACCGAAAGAAAGAATGCTCTTGCTAGATAACCTAGAACCAGCGAAGAAAGTAGAACCGACTCCGTTCGGTCGTCCGGGAGTAATCTTTGACGGCTCCACCGGAGAAGCTACAACGCCTTACGCCGAATCTCCCGCAAGCTTTGAAGAGTTTCTAGAAGCCGCAGGAATGAACCCGGAAGAGTTCGAAGTTATCGGGACTCCACGGGTAAGCAAGTGGCAACAGAAAGAAGGCGGGGACTTTCTAACGTCGTTCCGGTTTACTTTCCGCAAGCGCACTTCAGGGATTGACCTTCCACTTCTTTACGCCGAAGCAAAGAAACGTGTAAAAAATAAAGGCAAATCTTTACAGGTCAAGACAACCGATAAAGCTCTTATCGTCTGTTGGGCTGATACGCAGACCGGAAAAGCGAACGACATTCGAGGCGGAACTAAGGAGCTAATCGAGCGCGTTCACGAAAAGATTGAGCTTCTCGAACAACATCTAAAGAAAAATAAGTATGACAAAATCTTGTTCTTTAACGTCGGAGATTCTATCGAAGGCTTCGAGTCGGGCGGAAATCCTATGCGAACCAACGACCTATCTCTAATGGAGCAGGTGGACTTGGAAGCAACGTTCGAATGGCAAATGCTAAAGACCCTAGTCAAGTACGCACCCGTTCGAGCTGCGTCTGTTGGTTCGAATCATTGTGCTTGGAGAATCGGTAAGAAAGTTATAGGAAGCCCGCTCGACGATTGGGGCATTCACATTCAGCGAACCCTTGCGCGCCTAGCTAGTGAAGTCGGGTACACAAGGGAAGAACTAAGTTTCTATGAACCACAACCACACGACGAATCTCTAGCGATTGACGTTTGGGAAGACGGTTCGTTTATTGCCGGGCTAGTTCACGGACACCAAGCGGGAGGCAGACCCGAGCAGGTTGCGCATTGGTGGCGCGGGCAATCTCACGGCGACCAAGCTATCGCTCAAGCAGACCTTCTTGTTCACGGGCATTGGCATCACGTCCGCATAACCGAAACGGGAAGGCGCAACGGACGTTCGCGCTGGATAGTTATGGCTCCAGCATTAGACGCGGGTAGTTCTTGGTTTCGTCGGACAAGTGGGGAAGACTCCGACCCGGGGCTTCTAATCATTCCCCTAGAAAAAGGGAAAGACTTTACAGGAACGGTAATCAAGCTATGAAGCTATTGAAGGAATACTTGCGCGCTTTGAATCACGGCAAAGAATTAGAACGCCTAACAATAATCAACTGGCTAGAAGAAGTAGAGCAATTAGAGTATTACGACGAACACCATTACCGAGCAATAATTGACTCACTAAAGGAAGAAATACACAAACGAAGGGATTAGAAATGAATTGCGAACGTTGCGGAATGGAAGTAAGCGAAGCAGCAGTAGAGAGAAGAAAAGCACGGGGAACCTATGACGGTAAATGCTCAGACTGCCGTAATGGAATGGCTAATGAAATCAAATACCACGGAAAGGTTTGTCGCCCGTGGCGTGGAGAAGTAGACGAAGACTTCAACCCGATAGATAGAAACCTAAAGCTCTATCTTCCGGGCGTTAGAGTCTGCGGACACAAAGACTGCGTGAACAAAGACCACATAATCAAAGCACCGAGCGACCTAGAGCTAGAGCGAAACGATATCAGCTACCGAACCGGAAGGCTAAGTGAGCTACAAGATTATATGCGAGAGCTATCCGCGTGAGGCCAATGCGAAAGATTAGCTTGGTCTGTGAGAATGGACACGTCCTAGAAATGAAACTATTGGAAGGCGTTCACCCTCTACAACTTTGTCTTAGTTGCCTAACAAGATACAAAGAAAAGAAAGACTAATGCCTACCTACGAATACAAATGCCCTAACTGCCCTATGACTATTACTATTACCCGAAGCGTAGAGAGCGAAGAGCATAAGCCCGGTTGCGCTAACTGCGCTCAAGTAATGCTGAGAGTCTTCGACGCTCCACCTATCCAGTTCAAGGGTAAAGATTGGGGAAAGGATTAGAAGGTTCCCCAAGCCCTGCCGTATCTGCGGGACACTCTCACCCGAACCGCTATGCCCAACTCACGCCGAACAAGCAAAGCAAGTTCACGAAGCAAGAAGAGCGCAACGCAAGGCGCAGACGGGCCAGTATGCCGGGGACTACGCTTCGGGTAATAGTAATAGTCATAGGGCAGTTAGGGCATTTGTATTCGTAGGTAGGCATTAGTCTTTCTTTTCTTTGTA